CGGGAGTATTCGTCTTCTCCCAGTCAGTACTCACTGATGAGTCAAGATACTTATCGGATGTCCTACATATATGAACTATATGAAGAAATGTCCTTTGAGCGAAATCTTGGCTTGACTGATCCCCTGAGCGTAGCGTGGGAATTAATCCCATACTCGTTTGTCGTAGATTGGTTTGTGCCGATCGGCACTTATTTAGACAACCTAAACGCTATTCCTAAGCTTATAGGTCGTTTTTTAACAATCCAGACAAGACGTCAGAGAGGCATTGATACCGAAAACGCGAAGCTAAAGCTTCCGTTATTCATTGGCGGCATCCCTGTTGTGAAACAGGTTGGTGCTTTCCCTCGGGATACCCATCGTGTCACGGATGAGACGCGGACGTTCAGCACTTCGCTGAGCCCACCGCTTCCGTCTTTTGACTTGAGGGGCGCTATTCATGGCCGTCGCATTTGGAATGCGATATCTCTGGCTCAATTACGATTTGGCAAAGGCGCGGGACACCACAGGCGCGATCCGAGTCCTCGGAAGAGGATTCCGGCTCCGCCGATTTTTCGTGGTAATTCCCTCGTCTGATACCCTCGCAAGAGGAACTTTAACCTTAACCTCAACTGCCTGTTACAGGCAAAGGAGCCTATCATGGCTGCCATGGGTAATCTCCTGATAAAGGATGATGCCACAGCTCCGGTCGAAATCACATTCGTGCCGGTTACCGACACTCCGAGCCCTTTCTGGCGGGCGTCGATCGCGGGAGTCCCTCTCGAGGGACAACCAAGGATCACGCTTACCCAGGAAGTGGTTAAGAGTGGGGCGTACAAGCTGACGGTGAAAGTCGAAGTCCCTGTAATGGAGACTCTCGGCGCTTCGGGTACTTCAGCTGGCTATGTAGCGCCACCAAAAGTGGCCTATGTGAACACGTCGATTATGACGGTGTTTGCCGATCCGCGATCGACGATCGCGGACCGTGCCAACCTTCTGAAGTTGACTGTTGGTGCACTCCAGGGTGCCAGCGCCACTACGGCGACTGGTATTCTGGCGAACACGGCCGCCGGCGATACATGGAAGAATTCCGTGTTGCCTGTGACTTTGTTCTTCACCAACGTCGTCCTGCCGAACTAGCCTCGCAAGCGCGAGATTACGTACGTAGGAGCCTTTTAATCTTAAATTGGGGAGATAACCTCCTCTGGAGACTTATATATGAGTAACGATCCAAGATACCCGAATGATGTTTCGCTTGATTTTGCGATCATGCTTCAATCTACCACCTCAAAGTTCATCGAAGAGTATGGGCATAACATGCCTAAATTCCTCGTTGACGCCTTCTTTCATTCCTACCAAGCGGGACGTATGGATATAATAAACCTTGAAAATGGTTTGTTGTACCGTGCGGCCATTAACGCTGAGAAGGAGAGAGTGGCGAGCTTCCAGCCTAAAGCTGGCCGTTGCCCAGAGGTGGGTGATGAAGTATGACAGTCTATACGTCAAAAGATAGGTTTTACCTACCAGGGCCTGGCGATAAGCCTTATCCCCGTAAAGTAGACTGGATATCAAAGCGCAGTCCGAACGAGTCACTCGACTTTATTAGGACAGTCTCCTCTTGGCTAGCCAAGCCCGATTATCCTCTGTCGTGTCAGCTTAATACTCTGATGCAAGAGGAAAACTATCGAGGCGTTGTCGAATTCAAATTCGACTATATGGCCGCATTCACCGTCGACGATTTTCGGAATGCCCGTCAAATCCAGGCTCTGCTTTCAAAGCAGGACTGGCTTGATCTGGGCTATAATCCGAAGAGCGTTGGTGAAGAAGCGTTCATGAAGGCTGAGGAAAGGTGCCGATTAACGAATGATCGTCTGGACTCAGAACGACCTCAAGGTCGCGTCAGTGTGGTATCTTACCATGCTGTGCGTAAAATTTCTGAGATTTTGGGCGACGTTCCGCGATTAGAAGAACTAACCTTCCTTTACGGCCCAGGGGCCACCACTAACGTGAAATCTGCAGAAGCGAGCGCAATCGCTAAACTTTCTGCGAGTCCAATGTGTAGCGAGGACTGCCTGCCGCACGTGGGCGAACTTTTAGCAGAGTTCCCCTATCTAACAATGCATCATGGCACACATAACGCCGTGAAAACCGCTATCTATAGTAATATAGGGAGCGGCGAACACGTCGTTACTGAGGTACCAGTATCTGTTAGCTGCGGTAAGTTAGTTTTCGTCGCAAAGAGTGCAAAGACAATGCGTCCTATAGTTGTGGAACCTATCCTTAATGGGCTTGCCCAAAAAGGAATCGGAACCTATCTTAAGAAGCGCTTGTTAAAAGTCTCTGCCTTGGACCTATCAGACCAAGAACGCAACCGTGCATCTGCACTAGTTGGTTCGACAAATGGCAGTCTTGCCACAGTCGACCTCGCATCCGCGAGCGATACACTCTGCATAGGGACAGTCGCCGAACTATTACCTCCTAATTGGTTCGACTTTCTAAGTCGTTATCGAACGGGGGAAGTGGTTCACAAAGACCAAGTCATACAGCTGGAGAAATTCAGCAGTATGGGTAATGGTTACACATTCGAGCTCGAGAGTTTGATTTTCTACTCCCTTGCCTTTGGTGTGTGCCAAGTACTAGGTCTGCGTACCGGTGAAGTCAGCGTGTTCGGGGATGATATCATAATCCCTACC